GAGGTTATAGGGTAGACTGTCAACCTCTATGATTGACAGTGGTTTTTTCCATTGGCGCAACAGTTGGTTGCGGCGGGTCACGATGCTCATAATCGGGATCGTGTTTGCGGCAGGACGGGCAGACGCCCGAGGCTATAGACTTCGCCTCGAAGCTGGAAACGTTGCAAAATGGGCAGACAAAGACGGGTCTAAACCAAACTCTACTCATGCATCCTCCTGTTCGCCGGTGTGGGCCTTAATTTCGTCGCGGGTCATGAGCCGCCAGTCGCCAGCGGGGGGCAGGCGCTCGGCGAGCTTGGGGACATCGAACGTGTCCCGAAGCTGCGGGAGTTGGGTGAACTCGCCGACGCGGATGACCGCGCTCGCGTTGAGCGTCTCGGATTTGAGGTAGACGGTGACGGCGATGGTCATGCCTTCCGGCGCGTCAAACAGGGTCATGGGGCTTCTCCGGCGTGCTGACGGCGCACAGATCAGCCGTCAGCTCGTTTATGAGTTTTTCGAGCATTTCGAGCGCGCTTTGGTTTAGCCACCACTCTTGGTCGTGCTCCCCCTGCGCTCCCTCGCTTTGCACGAGCCTTCGTTTTTTTGCCTCTTGCAGCCACCTTTGCAGCCTTCGCTGCAATCTTTTTTCGAGCGTCATCCCAACCCTCCACGAAGCCGTCATCCACAATTTGCTCGACCGGGACGCCCGACAGTTTGGCGATCATTCGCGCCTGTTTGAGTGTCGGCCGGAATTTCTCTTCCGCCCACACGTAGAGGGTCTGGCGTGACACGCCGATCCGACGCGCTCGGTCGGAGAGGGTGTCGCCCGGAACCTTGGCGAGGATGTCCGCCATCGGGTAACGCAGCTTGTGGGCGACGGCCTGAAGCTCGCGCTTGAGCGTCGCCAACGACAGCGTTCCGATGATACTGTCGAGGTTATCGATTGTCGTTTGATGATCGAGCATGTTTGGCACCTGTGTTATATAATATGCTTGACACTCTCCGTCAAGGATTGTATTACAAAAAGCCTGACAGGAACAATGAAGGAACACGGATGACGGACGAACCAAACCCGCTGCCCGCGCCGGTTCCCAACCGGCCGGCGGAGACGTTCGCGACGACGCTGATGACGTTGCTGACCAATCCCGAGGTGCCAGCCGACAAGCTCGAAATCATGCTGAAGATGCGCCGCGAGGTGTTGGCGGATCAGGCGCGCGAGGCGTTCCAAGCGCACTACGCCGACTTCGCCGCCGAGATGCCGCAAGTGGAGCGCGACGGCACGGTGGCGTTGGTCAAGGATGGCGTCGAGAAGGGGCGCTATCCGTTCACCACCATCGAGGCGATGGACGTCGTGATCCGGCCGCTTCTGGCCAAGCACGGCCTCGCGCTGAGCTTCACGTCGCGCGACGACAAGGACATGGTGACAATCACCGGCACGTTGTCGGGCTGGGGCTTCGAGCGGTCGTCAACCTACACGCTGCCGCCTGACGCGGGGCCGGGGCGCAATGCGCTTCAGGCGCGCGGCTCGTCGCGGCGCTACGCCAAGCGGTACATCACCGACGATCTTTGCAACGTCGTGCGCAAGGGCAAGGATGACGACGGCAAGGGGGCGATGGAAGCCTTGATCGACGCGACGCAGCTCAAGACGCTGACCGATCTTCTCAAGCGAACCGAGACGGTCGAGGCGAATTTTCTCCGCGTGATGGTGACGGGCTGCGACAGTCTCGCCGACGTGCGCGTGCGCGACTTCCCCCGGCTTGAGATGGCGCTGCGCGAGCGGCTGAAAAAAGTTGTGCGAAAGGAGGCGGACAAATGAATGGGCGGCGCTATGAAGTAGGCTTGGATTTGGAGAAGATGTTCAACGCTTCGGATGTCCCGCACGCGCATCACACCGGGTGGGCGTGGGACGCCGTTGACGATTGCTACGTGCTGACGTTGCACGATGAGGATGACAAGATTTTCGCCTGCGCCTCGTACACGTTCGCGCATTGGATGGAGGCTTTCGAGCGGCTGAGCGAGGCTCGCGCCGCGATCCTGACGGGAGGACCGAATGTCAAAGCCCGCTAACAAGCACGAATGTCTGTGCTGCCACCAGCTCCACTACAAACAGGGCCAGCCGTTGAAGGCGCACGAGTTCGTCGAGCAATTCACCCTGTTGGAGGCGATGGGCTACACGCGCGAGGAGCTGTTGGCCGATCATCGCGAGCAGCTCGACTATCAGCTTCCCGGCATGGCGCAGTGGTTGGAGGGGCAATGATCCGCCTGCACCGCCGAACGACTTGGGAGCGGCTGTTGCGGATTATTCCGGCGATCCGGCGACGACAGGACGCGGCGGTTAGGCTGGCGATCCAGCATTTGATGGACGATCCAGATTTGCCTTGCGAAGTCGAAGGGCTCGTCATTCCGAACGGGAGGGGGCGATCATGAAATTCTATCGGGTCGAGCAAGGCTCGGCGGATTGGTACAACTTGCGGCTGGGGCGGCCGACGTCGAGCAATTTCCACAAGATCGTCACCCCCAAGGGTGCGCCGAGCGCGCAGGCGGTGAAGTATCTCTATCGCTTGGTCGCCGAACGCCTGTTGCATGAAACGACTGACGATCAGCTCGCCTATGTCGATTGGGTGCAGCGCGGCAAGGAGCAAGAGCCGAACGCGGTTGCGCAGTTCAATTTCACCAACGAGGTGCAGCTTGAGCCCGGCGGGCTGTTCACCACGGACGATGGCCGGATGGCGTGCTCGCCTGACCGCTTGCTGCGCGGCGGCGCCGAGGGCGTCGAGGTGAAATGCCCCGCGCCGTGGACGCAGATCGAGTATTTGTTGGAAGGGCCGGGCGACGAATACCGGCCGCAAGTCCAAGGGCAGATGTTGATCGCGGAATTTCGCGCCGTCCACTTTTACAGTTTTCATCCTCAGATGCCGCCGCTGCACAAGGTGACGCCGCCCGACCGCGCCTATCAGGGCGTGCTGCGCAGCGCGCTATCCTCGTTCTGCGACGTGCTCGACGTGACGACGGAGCGGGCTCGGATGCTTGGGGCCTATGCCGTCATGACCCGCGTGCGGCGCCCGCAAGACGCAGCGTATGGCGATCCGAGCGACGCGCCCGCGCTGACCATCGTCAACCCGGAGGAAGGAGCGAGCAGTGACGGTATTTGACGAGCTGAAGCATTTGATTGTCTCGTCGGGGATGAGCGTCAACAGGATCGCGAACGAGAGCAAGGTGTGTCACGAAACGATTGACAACTGGCTTGACGGTGAGACGCGCTCGCCGCGCATCGACACGATGCTGAAGGTGGCGACGGTCATCGGGCGCGAGATTGAGCTGACCGGCGCCGTGCGCAAGATGGTCGGTTATTTTCCGCCGCCCAAGCCGCGCCTCAAGTTGTGGAAGATCAGGGTGCTCCGATGAAGCCGAGCGATCACGCCGGCCCGACCGGCAAGTTCCCAATGGGCAGGCTCAACGATGAGGACCGGGGCGAGCTGGCGGTCGCCGTCTCGACCGAAAAGGACATGCTGCGGATCGACTTCGGGACGCCGGTCAATTGGATTTGCCTGCCGCCGGATGGCGCGCTTGAGTTCGCCGCCGTGATCGTCGCGCGAGCGATGGCGATGAAACGGGGCGAGGCGTGAAGTTTCCTTGGTTCCGGTTCGCGCTCGATCTTGCCGAGGTTCTGATCCTGTCCGCGCTGATCGGGCGGGTGCTCGGGCTTGCGGCGGCCCACTACTGGCAATAAAAATCGGCCGCCGGGGAGAGTGCGTCCCGACGGCCGATCATCTGAAGCGTGTCAGACGCCCCGTCATGGCTTACGATGGCGGAGAGTGTTGGCGTTTATCACAAGTTGATGACGCCGCACAACCGAGGGCGCGTCATGGACAACGACGAGTTGCAATATCGCGAGGACGTTTTCGCGCTTGAGCGTGAGGCCAAGCGCGAGGCCGACATCCTTCGCCTCGCCATCGAGCACGAAAGCACGCCGGCGACGCTTGAGCAGGGCCACCTGTCGCACCGCTGGAAGCGCCGCGACGGCAACGTGTACCGGGCCGCCGCCGCCCCGTGGTGGAACTTCGAGGCCGATCCCGGCTGGACGGGAAACACAATCCGTTATCGGATTATGAACATCGGCGGGGCCTCGACGCTGCAAGTCATCGGCGCCATTCAGGCCCCCTTGCCAGCCCAAGCGCGGGCGCGGGTGGGCATTCTGCCAGCGGGGTTTCGCCCGGCGCAGAACTACTCGATCGCGGGCACGGTGATGTCGGGCCTGACCTATGGGTGGGCGCTATGGGAGCTTGCGCCGAACGGCGAGGTGTGGACGGTGTGGGGCGTTGGCAGTAGCGGCGTGACGAGCACCGGCTCGATCAACGCCATCGTGCCGCTGGATTGACGCATGGCCATTCCCTCGATCCGCGACGGCATTTACCAACTGTTGTCAGCCGTTGAGATTGACACGAAGGAAGAGGGCCGCACGCATGTTGAGCCGTGGCTGAGCCAGCGGCTTGTGATCGATGCGGTGGCGAAGGGGCTCAACGAGGGCGTCCACGAATTTGTCGTGCTGAAGTGCCGACAGGTGGCGATCACGACGGTCTGTTCGGTGATCGAGCTGTTTTGGGCGTTGGCCAATCCGGGCGTGCAAGGGGCGATCATCGCCGATCGGACGGACAACCTTGAGCGGTTGCGGCGCATCTTCGCGGCGTTGCTCGAAACCCTGCCGTCCGAGTGGCGCAGCGGCGACAGTCGGCTCATCGCCAACAATCGCAACGGCATGGTGTTCGCCAACAAGAGCGTGATCGATTTGATGGCGGCGGCGAGCAATCCCGATCTTGGCGCGAGCCGCGCGCTCAACATGATGCACGCCACCGAATGCGGGCAGTGGAAGTCGCTCGCTGGCGTCGAGAGCCTGAAGGCGTCGCTGGCGCGGATCAATCCGCGACGGCTGTACGTGTGGGAGAGCATCGCGAACGGCTTCAATTGGTTCTACAATCACTGCCAGCAAGCGAAGCAAGACCGCCACATGCGGTTCATCTTCGTCGGCTTTTGGGCCAATCCGACGTACTCGATCCCGAAAACCGACCCGGATTATCGAACCTATTGGGACGGCAAGCTGAGCGACGATGAGCTGCAAAAGGCGCGGTACGTTCGTCGCGAGTACGGCGTGACGGTCAAGCCGGAGCAAGTCGCATGGTGGAGACGGGAAAGCGAGTTTTCGGCGGAAGAGTACATGTTCCGTCACTTTCCGTGGAACGAGCGGGAATGCTTCATCGCTTCGGGGTCATCGTTCTTCCCAGCCCAACGCACGTTGGAGCTGAGCGAGAGCCTGACGAGCGGGCCACCTTACAAGGGTTACAAATATCACTTCGAGGATGCCTTCCTTGGATCGTCGATAAGCCAGACGACCAAGCGCGAAGAGGTGATGCTCAAGGTGTGGGAGCCGCCGGAGGACAAGGGCGTGTACGTCATCGGCGGCGATCCAAGCGGCGGGGGCGGGGGCGACGCAAATGATCACGCGATCGAGGTGTTCCGCTGCTACGCCGACCGGCTGGTGCAAGTCGCCGAGTTCCAATCCAACAAGCCGCTGACCTATCAGTTCGCTTGGGTGCTCTCGCATCTGTGCGGCGCGTACAAGGATCATCTCGCCAACATCGAAGTGTCGGGCGTCGGGGCCGCCGTGATCCCCGAGGTGCGCAATCTTCGCCAGCTCGCCGAGCGCGGCATTCTTCAGGGCGAGCCGGGCAGCGAAAACATCCTCAACATGATCGGGGCGGTCAGATGGTTTTTATACAAACGCGCCGACACGCTCGGCGGGGCCGGCAACGTGATCGCGTGGAAAACCAATCAAGACAACAAATCGATGATCTACAGCTCGCTCCGCGACAGCCTCATGCTGCGGCGAACCGAGTTCCGCTCGATCCGGCTGGTCGAGGAATTGCAGGCGGTGGTCGAGGAAGATAGCGGCTGGATCGGCGCGGGGCCGGATACCGGGGTGAACGACGATCTTGTGTCGGCCACGGTGCTCGCCCACCACACGTGGACGGAATGGCGCCGCGCCGGGCTGATCGCGCGCAAGCTGACGTGGGACAGCGTGAAGGGGGAGCGTCCGCCGCAAAACGCGGGCACCTTGCTTTCGTTCGCGTTTAGCGAGCATATTCGGAAAATCAACCAGAAGGCGAATTCGAAGAGCATGGCGGAGAAGTTTTGAACGAGCGCCCCAAACGCACTGGCCGCGACGCCATCCTTCAAGCCTTGTCGGAGGAAATTGGCCACGGGCTGGACGATGAAACCATTCGCGCCGCCGATCGCATCTTGGCGCGGCTATGGTTGCACGGGTTCAAGATCGCGCCGCTCGCACCGGAGGACGAACGAGATGCCCGAACCGCCGACCGTTGAGGTGGGCATCCGAACCGGCGTTGCCGAGCTTGAGGAAATGCTCAAATCTGGCCGTGACGATTTTGTCCTGACCCCGGATGGTCGGGTTGTTCCAAGGGAGGCGGCGATGACGGAGGCCCCGACGGTGACAGGCTACGATCGCAAGAACGCGGACAGCTACGGCCACAAGCTGGTCGGCTTCACGTTCAATCCGAGCGGCGATGCGAAGGTGGCGCAGCTCAAGGGGCTGTTCGCCGAAGCGATTGACATCTGCCACGACGGATTGAAGAGCGCGGAGGACAACGAGCTGGCGTCGCTATGGAACGAGGCGATCTTGCGTTCGCTCGACGCGCAAATGTGGACGGTCAAAGCCGCGACTTGGCCGAAGGCGAAGTGAATGGCGCGGGTGATGTTCCTGCGCACCGCTCTGACCGAAGAGCGGATCACGAAACTTGAGGAACGTGTCAACGCAATCGAGTTACGCTTAGACGGGGGCGACAATCGGGCGATGGACATCATTCATCGCGCCGCCGAGCGTTTGGAGGAATTAGGTGATAGTCCGAACGTATCACTGCCCGGCGTGCAACCACCGGATCGAGGTGACGTTGACGGCGGAGGAATGGGACAGCCCGCCGCCGAGCTGCGAAGCGTGCGACCGGAGGGAGATGAACCAAGAGTTCAAGCCGCCGGCGATCGGGGGGAGCGTCCGATCGAGAGCGGCGGCGATCACGGAAAGCATCATCGCGAACGATTACGGGGTGGCCAACTTCCAAAGCGACCGCCGTCTCGGCGGAACGCCTAAAGTCCGCTACAAGGATCAGACCGCCTCCGTCCTGCCTTCCGATTGGCAGGCGGCCGGTCACAAGGCGATGCTTGAGACGGCGATCGGGATTGGCAAACAGACCCGGCGCCAGTTCGGCATGGACGGCTTGGACATGCTCAAGCGCAACATCGGGAGCGGCGCGCAGCCTGATTTGATCGAAGCCTCGAAGCGCCGGGCGATCAAGGTCTGGTAGATGGCCCTCCGCATCCCCGACAAGCCCGGTTTCCTTGAGTTGTGGATCAAGGAGATTATCGACGAGTGCATGGCCAGCGCGACCGAGCGCGGCATGGTCTACACGCGGGCGGCCCAATACTACTACATGGGCTCGATGGACAGCCGGGCCGCGCTCTACAACAAGATCGGCCCTTTCGTTGACAAGCTCGCCGGCTACCTCATGCAGCCGACCGACGTTCGCTTCCAACTCAGCTACGACAGCGGCGAGGAAGAGGACGTGCTTGAGCGCATTCAGCTTGTCGCTGAGAAGCTGAGCAACGATTTTCGCCAGACCGACGCCGACGTGCTGTTCTCGGAAGCCGTGGCGTGGTCGCTGGTCAACGGTTGCCAGATCATGAAGGTGATGCCCGACGGCGACAGCGGGTCATTCAAGGTCGCGCCCGTGCATCCGCAAAATTTCGGCGTGCTGAGCGAGACAACCTTATCGATTGACGAGCAGGAGGCGGTCTGTCACGTCAGTTACCCGACGAAGAGCAAACTGCGCACGATGCTGTTGGATCATCCTGACTACAACAGGATCATGAAACAGCTCGACGACGATCCGGGGCCTGACCGCGATGAGGAAGAACCGACATATTTCCATCAGATGGTTGTTGGAGGGCTCCAGCCCTTGGGAGACGTCGGCGACGCCCCAAGCTCCGCCGCCGGCATCGTCAATGTGTTCCCTGTTCCGACCCCTTGGCGTCCCCAAAGGCGCTTCGCGCCCACCGTCAAGCTCTGCGAAGTATGGATCAAAGACCGCGACCGGGCCGAGGACTGGACGACAATCCAAACGATTTACGGGTCAGAGCCAATTATCATTGAAGGGGAGCGAACCCGACGAAACTTGAGCCGCGTTCCGGGCAAGTCGCCGTTCGTCAAGGTGCAGGGTCAACAGACGCCGGGCTATTTTTGGGGCCGCTCGATCATCGCGAGCGTGCAGATGTTGCAGGACATGCTTTCCAAGCGGCTCCGCGACATCAAGGTCATGTGGGATAGGAACGTCAATGCCCCACAAGTATTCAGCGGGTTCACCTCCGTCACCGAAGAGCAATACTATAAGATTGTCAACGAGGGAGGTTTTATTAACGACCCAAATCCAAATGCGAAAGCGTCGAAACTACTGGACCCGCCGCCCGAAAACTACTTGGAAGAGCTTGAGTTTATTTTCAAACTCTTCGATGAGGCTAGTGGTTTCAGCCCGATCATGTCTGGACAGGGAGAGCCGGGTGTCCGCGCTGGCGTCCATGCTCAAACCTTGGTGCGAACATCGGGCGGCCGACTTATCGACCAAGCGGCCCGGATTGAGAGGCAGCTTGCGGATGTCGGGTTTCTGGCGCTCCGCATCATGCAGGCGATGGACGCGCTCGTGTACACCACCGCCGACACCAAGCAAGAATTTCTCCTTAGCCAGCTCCCCGGCGGCTACCAAGTTTCAGTTGACAGCCACTCAGCGTCGCCAGCTTTTGCGGAGGATAACCGCCAAGTTGCAATCGCGCTTGCCCGAGCGGGAGCGATCGATGCCGAGGACTTGATCCACATGCTGCATCCGCCCGGCGCCGAGCTTTTGCTCGCCCGGCTGAAACAGCGGCAGAAGGCGCAGGCCAAGGCGGCGGAAGAGGACAAGAAAGAACAGTTAATTGCGGGGGTGATGGGGATCAAGTCGAACGCCGGCGGCCGGTCGCCGAAGGGGAAGGCTCGACAGGGCGCGCATTGACGGCTAGTTTCGCCCACGCCCTGACGGTTCGAAGCCCCCTAGCACCGCGTCGGGGAGGCCGCTCCCGCCGAATTTGCCCCCCAACCCACGCGGGGGCGGCTCTTAGGGTGATGACATGCCAGACGGCCTTGATCCGACGCAAGACGACCCTTCGATCGGGCAAGCTGATCCCGGCGGCGGCGGGCCGCCTCCGAGCAGCCCTGCCGGCGGTGGCGGCGGCGCTCCCCCTCCCGGTCCCGGTCCCGGCATGGCGGCGTTCGCGCGCTCGCGCATGGGGCCGCAAGTCTCGGCGCCCGGCCCCGGCAATCAGGCGGACAGCCTGAACATGATCATTCAGGCGATCAACATCCTCAAGCAAGCGGGGATGGGGTTGCAGCCGGGCGACAAGCTGCACAGCGACGTCTACAAAACCATTCAGAACCTCTCGAAGCATCTTGGCGGCGCTGGCGGCATAGGCCCGGCGGTGGGCATCCAAAAGACGATGCTCGGCGATCAGATGCGGCGCACGGTGCAGAACCAACTGTTGAGCCGCGTGCAGTCGATGATGGGCGGACAGGGCGGCGCTCCGGGTGGTGGAGGCGGCGGCCCGCCGCCCATGCCCTCGACGCCGCTCCCCGGATCGTGATAGTCAAATTCCTGCCCCATTTCGGGCAAGGAGAGTGCAAATGAACCGTTTCCTTTTGGCCGCAGCCCTCTTGCTAGCCGCCGCCGCCCCGAGCGCGGCGGCGATTGTGACCGAGACAGACTTCACCGTGAACGGCAACGGCGTGACCGCCAACCCGGACAGCGACCTTGCGACCGCAACCTCGCTCGGCGTCACGACTTGGACGGCAAACGAAATCGTTGACGCCCTTGGCGGCTTGCACAACGGCGACGCGATCACGATGACCAACCCAATCTCGACCGCGATTGGCGCGTTCATCACCATTTCGTGGGATGGCGGCGCGTTCACCGACACGACCAAGACCAGCTCCGTCCGGTTCGTCGGCGACGAGCTTGACCTTGCGGGCAGCGGCGTCCTGCACGGGACTGGCATTCCGACGAACACCCTTGGCGTGCTCGATCTGTCGTTTACGCAGGCCGGCGGCTCGGGCGATCTGATCAGCGGTTCGGGCTCGTTCACCGCGACGAGCGGCGGCGTCAGTTCGTCGGTTCCCGAGCCTTCGACGTGGGCGATGATGATTATCGGCTTCGGATTGATGGGAGGCTTTGCGTGGCGGAAGTCGGCGGCCCCCCGTTTGGCGGGGTTGGTCTAATCGTCACGGGGATGCTTTGGGTCGGCCTCAACTTGGTCGGCCCGAACATCCCCTTCGTCGGATGGATTGAGTTCGTGCTTGGCTCGACCGGCATCTTGACCGGCATCTACATGGTAGCCACGGAATAGGAGAGGGAAATGCCGTTCGTCAGTGGGTTTTTGAAGGTACGCAAACGGTCGCCGGGGCATCCTGATCAAGGGCTTCCGCCCGGCGAAGGCCCGGTTGACCCGGATTATGGCATCCCCGAGGAAGGGGTTGACAACGAACTGCCCGAGCCGCCTCCGGGCATCTGGCCGCCGCTCACGCCCGAGCATCCTTGGATACCCGTGCCGCCCGACAAGCCATTGCCGCCCGGCTCGGTCTGGCCGCCGTTGCCGCCAAGCGTCAGCGGCAAGTATCTCGCGCTCGTCCTGATCGGCGGCGGCGGGCATGGCGCGCACTACCGCTACGTCGTGATCGACGCCGACGCGCATATCGATCACGGCTTGCCGGTGCATCCCGACCAAGGCTTGCCGAGCACGCCGCCCGGCCAGCCGAAGCGGTAACGACGGTCGCCTGTCAAGCTAATCGTTTGACAGGCAACCCTATAGGAGGCCACTATGGCGCAGAACCGAAGCTACGATCCTCCGATCACGACGCCCCCCGAGACGCCGCCGAGGACCATCCTGCAAGTGGACACGCAATCCGAGACGAGCGAGTGGGGCGCGATCCCCGCCGTCGTGCCGAAGCCTGAAGGCGGCGTGCCGCTACAGCCGGCGATCACGGGCAAGACGAACAACAGCTAGGGTTGAGCGATGCCGCGACAAGTCTCGGACGAGGAATACGCCTTCCTCCAAAACAAGCGCATGACGGCGGATTTCGTCGAGAGCATTTACAACGATCCGACGCTCAACAAAGAGGCCAAGCGCCTCATCAAGCGCAAGTATCCGAACCTCGCCATTCCAGACTTGGACATGGAAGAGAAGATCGACCAGCGGCTCGGCGCCGAGGACGAGAAGCGGCGCAAGGAAGCCGAGACGGCGCGCACCAAGGCCGACACGGACGCTTGGAACGCCAGCCGCGAAAAAGTCAAAAAGGAATATGGCTTCACCGATGAAGGTCTGAAAGACCTTGAGGGGTGGATGCAGGATCACGCGGTGGCGGATCACGAAGTCGCCGCGAGCTACAGGGCCAGCAAGAACCCAAAGACCTCAGAGCCTACGTATGACAGTCAATTCTGGCATCACGAAAAGGCCGACAACTTCGCCGAGATTGCTAAAGAGCCTGAAGCGTGGGCCAGACGGGAAATTCTAGGCGCAATCCACCGAGACGAGGAACGCGCAAGAGGAAGGTAATATCCCATGCCCCAGCTCGGCGCAGGCATCATCCCGTCGGGTCCGATCGGCCTTGAACTTGAAGCCACCATTCGGCGCGTGTTCGCGCAGATGGTTGTCATCCTGATCTACAAACAGAACCCCCTGCTCGCGTTGCTATTGCGCAATGCGATCCGGGCTAGCGGCGGTGTGTCCCCCTACACCCAGCCGGTGCAGACCGGCCAGTACGTTCAAAGCTCATGGATTGGGCCAGCCGGCCAATTCGATTTGCCGCAGGACGTTGCCGCGACCGTCAACGCCGAGTTCAACATGTGCTGCTTGGCGACGCCGGTCAGCTCGCTTGGGCTCGAACAGCTTGTGACGCAGGACGCGATCGCGGTGGCGAGCCGTCTCATGCTCAAGCTCAACGATCTGAAGAACAGCGCGTTGCAGGCGCTCGCCGGTTCGCTGTTCGGGCCGCCGACGGCCAACGTGTTGCAGATGTACTCGCTGCAAGACGCCTACGGAACCACGACGCCCTATGGCGGTCTGGCGAGGACCGGCGCGGGCGGCTATCCCGATTGGGCGGGCTTGTCTGTTCCGGCCGCTGGCGACGTTCTGACCCGCGCCGCCTTCATCCCGAACATGCTTGCGGCGGTGAAAAATTCCGGCGGCGAGGCGCTCGACTTCATGGTGCTCAGCGTCGAGGATTGGACGACGCTGTTGACCGATTTCATGGCGGTCGAGCGGTACAACAACGATCCGTCGAGCCGTTGGGGCAAGGACGATCCGGTCAATTCCGGCTTCCGTGGGCTTTTGCTCGGCGACACGCCGTTGTTCTTCGATCTGAATTGTCCGCAGGGGACAGCCTACGGCTTCAACTCGAAGTACATCACCTTGGTTGTGCATGAGGACGCCAACTTTGCGTGGACCGGCTGGTACTCGACCATCCCGCAAGGGCAGATTGCGAGCGTCGGATTGAGCCTCACCGCGCTCAATCTGGTGTGCTCGAAGCCCTCGACCGGGGTGATTATGGAAGGGATCACGGGAGGCGCGGTTTTCTGATGCTTCCGGTCAGTTCATGGCCGCCCGGACCCCCCGGATCGCAACTTTCGCCGTTCGGGAGGCCGCGCGACGTCAATTTGGCGTGGCATCCATGCGGGTACGTGCTCCCGAAGGGCGCGTGGATCGTGCAAACGGGCTCAAACCGGGTGCTCATGTTCCGACCGGAGGTGGTTCACTTCAATCCGCCCCGAGTTCCGGGCACGGGCATCCTTCCGGGGCAGGGAAGGCGGCCTCCACCGCCTCCATGTCCGCCCGTGAGCCCGCCGTGTGCTGGAAAGCGGAATTTGCCCCAAAAAAATTTCGGGCAACCGGGCGTTTCACGTGAAACATGGACGCGGCCGACCCATGACGAGGCTTTGGAGGCTTGGCGGGCTTGGCAGCGCCGAACCGGCCGCACCGATGGCCCAATTCGGCCAATTCCCGGCCGTGTTCCGCCTAATTTCTTCGGTTGGCAGCGTGTGAGCGCGCCTGCGACGGTTTTGATCAATTCCAACTCTGGCGGGACGGTTTTGGCCGATGGGCAGAACGTGGTCATCGCTGGCGGCGGTTTCGCCAACATAACGCAGGCTTTTAGCGTCTAATGGCTGATCCTCCGATCATTTCGGCCCCCGTTCCGCCCTCGATCGCAGGCATTCCGCAGCCGGTGATTGTGGCGGGCGGCGACAGCCTTCCGCCGTCATTTCCGCTGGGGACAGCCGGTACGTGGCTACCTCCCCCGCAAGTCGGCTTCGGCGGCAATGCACCGTTCCCAACGCCGGTTGTCCCGCCGGGTGTTGGGCCAACCTATCCGCAACCGTGGTTCGGCAGCGGCGACGCCGCGACGCCGACGGCGGCCGATCTATTCCCCGAGTTCACCACCAACAGCCCGAGCCCCCCGATCGTGTTTGCCAACATTTTCAACATGGGGAACGTCGCCCCGCCTTCGACGCCGACCACGCCTGTCATTCCGACGGCCTTTGCACAGTCGCTCGGCGCCGCCGCCGTTCCCAAGACGCGGCCACGGCCCAATCCCGAGCCGCCCGATCCGCCTGATCCCCCGGACCCGGAGGACGAGCCGCCGACGGCGGCCAAGCGGTCGCACCACGCCAAGGGCAAACCGCATGGCCATCGCCGCCATTGAGGACTATCTGCCGTTCTCCACGATGGGGATCGCGCTCGCGTCCGACGGCGCGGTGTGGATGCTGCATCCGCCGTCAACTGGCGGGATGATCGAGATTGAGGCGCCAACCACGCCGACCCCGCCGGTCAACACCCTGCCGCCCTCGATCAACGTGATGACGAACCTTGTCGTCGGTTCGCAATTGGTCATGGTCAACGGCAATTGGGCGAACAGCCCGACGTTCACCCGGACATGGACGAGCGGCGGCGCGACGATCCCCGGCGCGACGACGGCGGGCTACATCCTCCAAGCGAGCGACGTCGGCAATATGATCGGCGGCACGCTGACCGGGACCAATCAGGACGGTTCTGTTACTGTGCCGACCAGCAACACCGTCGGGCCGGTCGTCGCGGCGGTGGAGGAATGATGACGTGCTCGCAGCCTATATCGATGAGGTTCAAGGCCACCTGAACGATAGCGGCGGTCAGTTTTTCACCATCCCGCGCCTCACCGGCTACATCAATCGAGCCCGCCGACGCATCGCCGCCGTGTCAGGTTGTTTGCGTTTCATCCCGCCGGGAACGCAGACCAAGCCCGGCCGCGAGATTTATCCTTTCAGCGAGTGGAACGCGCTGGCGCAGCAAGTGTGTCCGGGCGCGCAATCGATCCTCGCCTGCCGTTCGCTGGCGATCGGGCTCGGCGGCGCGTGGACGCAGGACGTTGACGGCATTTGGTCGATCACGAAGGGCTCGTGGAAGCCGCTTTGGAAGCGGATCGTGTGGACCGATTTTCAAGCGCGCTTCCGCATTTACGGCGGGACGTTCTATGGCTCGATCAGTCAACCCGGATGGTATGCGCAGTACGGCGAAGGGCCTGCCGGATGCCTGTACGTCGCGCCGATCCCCTCGATCGCGGCGCCGATGGAAGTCGATTTGACCTTGATCCCGAAGCCGTTGTTCACCGATGACGACGTTGAGCCGATCCCCTATCCGTGGGTTGACGCGGTGAGCTATTGGGCGGCCTGTCTCGCGCTCCTTCAGCAGCAGCGGAAGGAGGACGCGCAGAACATGGCGGAGATGTTCAATACGGATTTGCCGATGTGCGCGAGCGTGGTCTGTCCGCAACTGATTATGAACGCCTATGGCGCGACGCTCCGTTCCGCGTAAGAGCCGAGCTGATCGAGGCGATCTTGGAGGCGCGGGCTTGGCGCGACAAGCCGCTGTCGTGGCCTCCGGTGGAGAAGGCGGCGTGCGAGCTGGGGGTGTGGTTGAAGTTGTTCACTTCAACAGCATCAACGGGATGACATACGTTGTAGTTTACAGGCCGTTTTGCGTGCTTGGTTATTTCAAGTCGAGGAAGGCCGCTCGAAAGTTCGCCGATGCCCATTCAAAGCGACAATCCTCCCGAGCTGATGACGCTCGATCAGTTCAAGGGCCTCAACCAGCAATCGAAACAGGGTAGCATCGACGACCAAGAGGAATGGTGGAATGAGAACCTTTTCGCCATTGGTCCGGGGAACCTCCGCTCCTGTTGGGGGCGCGGACCCGTCATCTACACCGCCCCGGCGGGGACCGTCATCTGGCGGATTTTTTTCGGCACTTACGGCAATCAGACCCCGCAATTTTCTACGCCACCTCCGGGCGCTATGGGCTGGATTTTTCTCTCGGATGGGACGATCGAGGAAGTCGATTTAAACACCCTACAGGTGACGGGCCTTCGCGCGGCCGGGCCAAGCTGGGGGCCGACTGGCACGCCGGCGGGGCCGTATTTGTGGGCGACCGCCAAAGTCTGGCGTCCGCAATTCGCCGGTTCGTCGCTTGGCCAGCAAGGCGGCGTGCTGTTCGGCAGCCCGGCGGGCTTGTACGCATGGGATGGCGTGACGCTCTCGAAACCCGGCGATCCGGCGCCCGATTGGCTGACCGATTTGCAAGAGACGGACCCCGGCGGGACGCCGCCGAACATGCCGATCGGGCTCCCCGGCATTTACGACATGGAGGTTTATCAGTCGCGGCTGTGGGTTGCGGGCAAGGACGTGATCAGCTTCTCGGCGCCGTCGAACGGGGCCGACTTCTCGACCACCAATGGCGGCGGCTCGTTCGGCTATTTCGGCGACAAGCTGGCGTACAGCTACAACGCCTTGCGCGCGTCGTCGGGCTATCTGTTCGTGTTCGGCGACAGCTCGACCGACTTGATCAGCAACGTCACGCTCTCCGGGTCTGGCACGCCCGAGAGCCCGTACACGACCAATTTCAACTATGAAAATATCGATCCCCAAGTGGGGCAGCGTTTCCCGCGCCCGGTCGGCCAGCTCGGGCGGCAGATGGTGCTGTTCAACGGGGCCGGGTTTTTCCTCATGCAGGGCGGCGACGCGCAGCCGATCGGCGAGAAGGTGACGAACCTTTGGTTGACGCTCGACATCTCGTACTATCTGCCGACGTTCGCCACGGCGACGATGTTCGGCTTCCGCGTGCTCCTGTGCAACGGTCGCTTCACCGACCCGTTCGGTGTCACGCGAAACCTGTTACTCATGTATCATCCGAGCAAGGGCGCGGGATTTTGGAGCGTCGCCAGCCAAGGGATCGAGCTGACGAACATTGGCCATTATGAGCAAGACAGCCGGATCACGCCTTACGGGACGGACGGGACGAACCTCTATGAGCTGTTCGCGCAGCCCGACCCGACGTTGAACAAACGCTATGTGACCAAGCGATTGCGCGGCGAGGGGATTTCGCAGCTTCAGGTGAAGAATTTCAAACGGATTTTCGCCGAGGTTGACGACAACGACGGGCGCGGCGTCTCGATCCTTGGCGAGCTTCAGACTGGCGACGGCGGCATTCCGGGCGGGATGCAGAGCTTGGATTTCGAGCTGACCGCTGGCGTGGATCACAAGCTCATTCCACAGCCGGTCGATGGACACGGGATTTGGGGGGCCATTGACTTACAGTCCAAATCGCCGGATTTTACATTGGAGCGCCTGCACGTCGCGGCTGAAGAGCGGACGTTGTTTGGGGCTTAACCGAAGAGGCTGACCATGCGAAGGGCTCGCCGAGGGCGACGCCACATTCGATAGGAGAACATCATGGGACCGACCCGTACTTGGCTTGATTTCACTGAAGATCGGCGTAGGCGCAGCGGGCGCCGGCGTCGCCGGTAAGGGAGGGTCCGATGGCTTGGCGTCGATCCCGCCCCTTGCGGATGACCCGTCGAGCCCGCCGCATCCGAGCCCGCAAGCGTCGCTGACATGAAACGCTTGGGCCTCCGCAACACCCAAAATTTGCAGAGGCAGCTTAAGCAGAAGAGCTGGCGCCTGCCGAATTTCAGGCCCCGGCTTTTCTCCTATCGCAAGGGCAGGAGGATGTGATGGCTCGCGGCGTAGACCTTGGGCCGCGCTCTCGCGTGGACCCTGCTGGAAAACTTGGAACCGTTCGACCGACGACGCGCATCAAACGCGGGCGAGGGCATCGCCAAGGCGTAGGGCGCGGCAAGCGGTCGCGGCGGAGGGTATAATGGCTCGTCGCTTCAAGGCTCCCGGTCGCGGCCCGACTGTTCGGATGCCTTGGAGTGACGGCGCTTGGCCGTCGGATTGGTCGGGCGCTCGCAAGGGCCGGCGGAAACAGAAGCGGGGGACGCCGCGTGCGGGCGGCAGGACGGGGCCGAAGCGATGACGACCTATGTCTTGGGGATTGACATCGGCGTGACCGGCGGCATCGCGCTTTTGAATGAAGCCGGGGCGTTAATTGATGTATTTGTCATGCCTTGCCTGCATGACGGGCCGAAGAACCGGCGGACGATCAATGCGCCCCTCCTTGCTGAAGTCGCGTACAAGTCGCACGCACGCACGGCGTTTATCGAGCGCGTCGGCCCGCGCCCTAAAGAGGGAAGTGTTGGGGCTTTCGCCTTTGGCGATAGCAAGGGCGTTATTCGAGGCGTACTCGCAGCCGCCGCGATCCCCACTGTTTGGATCAGTTCGCCTCAGTGGAAGCGCGTCATCGGGATCGCGCCGGGCTCGGCAGGCGCAAAGGACGCGGCGCGTGCGGAGGCGATACGTCGCTGGCCTTCTCAAGCTGGGCGCTTCGCTCTCAAGAACACGGACGGGCTCGCCGAAAGCGCCCTCATCGGACTTGCGGGCCTCTTGGCATTCGATTTGAAGGTGGTTTCCAATGGCCCGAGGGACAACGGCGCAGAAACGAGCGCGTCGGCGTAACCTCCGCAAGGGGCGAGCCAAGCGGCGCGGCAAAAAGAGGTAGTCATGGCAGGACAACGGGAATGGCCGAGAGGACGGACCAATGGGACGGAGCGGCGCGGCCCGACCGGATTTTACGCCGCGCCGGATGGGGTGATGAGGTCCGATCGCTCACTCGCCGGGCCTTTGCGAACGGGGACTTCGGCGGACGTCGGACCTCGCGCAAACGGCCCCGTGTCGGGCGGCGATAGATACGTTTCGGACTTCGGCATGGACAGAATTTCCCCAAGGGATTTCGACCCGGCCGGGACGCCGCGCAACCGTTTTGGCGACATCCCTTCGGATGCGATCACCGAACAGCTCAACGGCCGCCGAAAGTGAGCGTTGCGAGCCTTCTCGATCCGAGCGGGCCTTCGTTCGCCTTCGATCACATGCAAATTCATCAAAACATGTATCAGGGGACGCCCGCGTCCTCCGGCTTCTCCGTCCTGCCCTATTTGCTCGATCCGATCGGCGACGTGCAAGTTCCGGCCGGATGGTGGAACAGCGACCATGCGCAGGCGCATAGCGATTTCGCTTCGGCCTTTCCTGCGATAGCATGGTCCTCGACCGTGAATATTAACGACATCAATCTGTCACAGGGACCGGATGCTTGGTGGGCGTTGTCGAACAAGATCGCGCACGATCTCGCGAACACGCAGTTGACTGGCGGCTAATCACCGAACACGACATCCCGTGGATGGTGGAGCTGGCGAAGCGCCGTCTTGGCAACCATGAGTTTGATTTGCTCTCCGCCGAAGGCTGGGTGCGCAACATCGTGCTCAAGCAGCCGATGGTGTTCCTGCCGATCCGATCGTCTGACGCTTTCCTGATCGCGATCCTCGCCGTCATCCCGTGGTTGCCTGCGAAGATGGAGTGCAACGTGGCGCTCGTCTACGCGGAGAACGGCAAAATGTGGCAGGCTTTGACCTTGATCCGCGAGAGCGTCGCTTGGGCTCGAAGGCGCGGTTGCTTCGAGTGGCACGTCAGCTCGGAGAGCGTTTACGATCTTGCCCCGCTTGCGCGCCGCGTCGGGGCCGAGGAATGTCCGCCGCGCTATCGAGTGAGGCTTCGATGAGCATTGGCGGGACGAGCGGCAACAAGGGCGCGCAGAGCGTCAACATTCCGGCCTTTCAGAGCGCCGGCGGCGTGACGCCGCAACAGAGCGAGCTTGGCCAGTACACCTATGGCGAGAACCTTTTGGGCCAAGGGAGCGAGTACGGCGGCGAGGGGCTTGGCGACAGCACGATGGCGACGCAGGGCGCCGAGGGAGCGAAGAACACGGAAGCTCAGCAAATGGGCCAGATGTCCGACACTGACCAAAGCGCCATGTACCAGCTCTATCAAAACGACGTGCAGAACGAGCTTCAGGGGTTGCAGAACCAAGCGGGCAGCGGCGGCGCCAACAGCGCCAATCTTGGCTCGCTGGCGAGCGCGGCGGGCTTCGGGACCGGATCACAAGGCAGCTTCGGGACCGGATCGGCGGCGACATGAGCATCGGCGGCAGTCAATCGAAGGGCGGCTATGACGTGACGGGCGGCGGCACGAATGCGCCGTGGAATTGGGGGGTGAGCGACTTCGATCAATCGCAGATCAACGCGGCGACCGGCTCCAACGAGCAAGCGGTGACGAACCGCTACAACCAGCTCGGGCTTGGCGGCTCGACGATGGAGGGGCAGGACGTAGCGGGCGCGGGTCAGATGGGCGAGGCGCTCACCGGGCAGGAACAGACCGCCAACGTCGGCACCGCCGCGCTCAATCCGGCGCTTCAGCCGCAGCTCAATTCGCTGATCGGCGCGCAGTCGAACCCCGGCGTGTCGTTAGGCTCGCTGGCAGGCGCGGCAGGCAAACTCGCGGCTTTGTAGTAAAGTAAAGGTCAGACTGTCAACCGAATAGTGTGACACATGGGCGATGTTGGCGATGCGCTTTCCGGTTTAGCGGGCGGCATTGGCTCCGCCTTGAGCGGCGTTGGCAGCGCCATGTCGGGCGGCGCGAGCGACATCGGCAGCGCCATGTCGTCGATGATGAGCGGCAGCGCGGCGCCCGGCCAGACCACCGACCCGGCGCAATCCTTCCAACAGGCGGTTGACCCGTCGGGCTCGGTTGCGGCGAGCGAGGCGATCAATCCGCCCGGCGCGGCGCCGTCGTCGCAACAAAGCCAGCAAGGGACGCAACAGCAACAGCCGCCGCCCAAGCCAGCGGCGGCCGAGAAGGCGCCGGAAGGCGCGCTCGATGAGCTGCGCAAGCTCCTTCAGGGTCAAAACAAGCCCAACCCCTATCAGGCTGGCGGCGGCGCGGGCGCTGGCGGGGGTGGAGGCGGTGGCGGCAACCCGCCGCCTGCGTACAGCGGCATGGGGCCGAAGAGCGTTCCCGAAGGCCCGATCCAAGACCCGCTCATGCCGAGCCCGTTGGGACAGGCGACGAATATCGACACGTCGGGCATCACGCGCAGCGGCCAAGGGCTCGGGCTCCGTCCGGGCGACCCGGAACCGCCCGATCAGCCGCAGACCGGCGGGCAGCAAGTCGCCACACGTCCGGGGACGACGCAACCGGCGGCTCAGCCTGCCGCGCCCGAGATAGGTCCGGGCTCAGCCGCAGCGGCCGGCGGCATTCCGGCGCTGGCGCGCGGCGCGCTTGGCGGCCTCGCCAGCGTTCCTTTCTCCGCCACGCCGGCGGAGACGGGCGAGCTTCCGCCGACGGCGGCCAACATCCCGCCTGATCAGCGCAACATGCCCTATCCGGGGCAGCAATATCGCCCGGACCCGACCCTTCCGGCCAATCAGCCGACGCCGCCCGGAACCACGCAAGGCGGGCCGGGAACGCCGAACGCGCCGACGCCGAAGCCGGGCTCGCCGGAAGGCGATCGAGGCCAGATGCCTCCGCCTCCGCAAGGTCAAGGCGCGGACGCGGCTGGCCAGCCGCAGACCAAGGCGGAATACGAGAAATGGCTCAAGGCGCAGGGCGTTAAGCCGTCGGACGCCAAAAAGCGGGCCGATGACAGCGACTTACCGACCAAAAAGCCGAAGGATGCCGAGACGCCGCCTTATACCGGCGGGCAGCGCGGCGTGAGCAACATCACCCGCGATCGAGCGGGGATGCAGGGCGTCCCGGCGATGCTTGGCCAACTGGCGCAGCTCGCGATGCCTTTGATCAGCGGCCTCATGAGCGGCGGCATGGGCGGCGGTCGCGGGCGCTTTCACGGGCGGGGTTTCCCGTGGGGACGCGGCGGGCATGGCCGGTTCGGCGGCCCGTGGAGCGGCGGACATCCGGGCGGCCACGGCTCGGGCATGTACCCCTATCACCATCCCGGCATGGGGTGGAGCGGCTTCAACCATCATCCCGGCGGCGGCTGGATGCCGCTGCATCCGAAGTACATGGCGAGCATGGGCGGCCAAGTCGGCGGCGGCGCGGCGCAAGCCTACGGCGACCAAGGCGGCGGCGACATGAGCCAGCTCGCGCCGATCTTGCAAGCGTTGGGGATCAATGTTCCGGGCGGCGGGCAGGGCGGCCAAGGCGGTTTCCAAGGCGGCGGCCGGTTCGGCGGTGGGGGCGGACAGGGCGGCGGCGGCGGCGCGAGCGGCGGGTGGCGTGGCGGCGGTCAAAGCGGGCCTCCGCAGCAAGGGCCGTGGTCGAGCAACCCGTTCCTCTCGACCATCGTTCAAGCGGAGAGCGGCGGCCGGCAAGGTCCGAATGTTCGCGGCGATGGCGGTCTTGCCAAAGGCTTTTTCCAATTCCACGATGCGACGTGGCAGAACTACGCGCGCAACGTTCCCGGCGCGAGCCAATACCGGAGCGCGGAGGACGCGCCGCCTGAAGTCCAGCAAGCCGTCGCGATGTCCGCGCCGATCAGCGAGTGGGGACGCAACACCCGCGCCGCGCTCCATGCGCGGTTCGGACAGTTCGATGAGCATCAGACGATCGGCCAATTGTCGCAGCAATACGGCGGCGGGCAGGGCGGCGGCGCCACGCCTCCCGGCACGGTGGCGACCGGCGACGCGCGCCAGCCCAACCCGACCGGCAACAACGCTAACCCGCTTGGTGAGTTCGACAGAAACGTGCGCGGCGACAAACTCAACACGCCCGCAAATCTGCAACCTTCGCAAGTCACTCCGTCATGGTCGCCTGACGCATGAGCGACGCATTCGGCTCAGACACGACGGCGAGCGGCGGGCTTCAGTCCGACATGCCGGGCATTGGCGCGGCGCCGCCGAAGCCGAGCCAAGTCCCGAGCGCGCTTGGCGGCCTCGCGTCGGCGTTCAAACAGATGTTTGGCGGCGCTCCACCGCCGCAGCCCGCGCGTGGGCCATCGTTCGGGCCGCAAGGCCAGTTGCAGCCGCCGCAGCCGCAACAAGGGCCGCGCCAGCCGCGCATGGACAGCACGACGGCGAGCCTCGCCATTCCCAAGGGCTCGCCGCAGCCGCCAGCGAAGTTCACCCCGTACATCAAATCGCAGCCGACGCGCGATTTCAGCGAGTGGGGCCAGCCCGAGCCATTCCCGTCGCTTCCCGCCTCCTTTGAGGTGCCTTCGATTTACAAGGGCGTCGGCCAATTTTTCAGCGGGCAGGGGCCGGGACAGGGCGGTTCGCAGGGCTCAATCCCGCTCGCCTTCCTTTTGACCGGCCACGCGGACGAGTACGTGAAGGGGCTCATGCAGGGGCAGGAGTTCAAGGCGAAACAGGCGCGCGAGGCGATGCAGGACGCGGCGCTCAAGCTGCAATTCCAGCAAGAGGAAGAGCATCATTCCTACGCCGACGTGCTGGCGCAATACGCCGCGCTCAACGAGACGGGCGAGCCGACGAAGATGATCAAGCCGATCAATGGCGTCGGGCTCATGGATGCGATGCACAATCAGGCGGCGCAGCTCGGCGACGACAAGATGATGGCGCTGATCGAGAACGGGGCCAACGCCAAAGACATCATGGAATTTCAAAAGTTGCGCGACGCGAGCTTGCGCGACTTGCAAAAGGCCAACGCCAAGACGGACGAACAAACGGCGGCCGATGAGCTTTACGGCCTAAAGCCCGCGACCGCGCAGAGCGGCGGCGGCGCGCTCGACACGACGCCGGATTGGGCCAAGCAACCCGGCGCGGAGCCGGCCAGCGCCGGCGCTCCGTCGCCATCTGACCCGAGCAAGCCCACGCCGGCGAGCCCCGGTCAGCCCGACGCCAGCGGCCAAGTCGCAGGCCCCGGCGCTCCGTCGCAACCGGGGCAACCGTTGACCACGGGGGACATCATCAACGACGGCGCGATGCAAATCTTGAAGGGCAGCGAGCCGCCCGGTTTCCAGCCGCCCGACGTCAAGAACAGGATGGCGATCAGGGCCGCCGACATGCGCAAGCGGGCGGGCGAAATTCTGCGCGATCCGAACCTCAAGCCCGATCAAGTCGTGTCCGAGGTGGAAAAGCAGCTCGGGCCGCAGGCGGCGGCCGACCTGAAGGGCTATTCGCAATACCGGGCCGGGCCGGGCGCGACGGGGCAGGCGGGCGGCGGCAAAGAGCAAGGGTATTGGGACATGCTCGGCGACCTCGCGCAGAAGGCGCTTCCGGGCGATCCGGCCAACGCCAAGCCGGGGTGGAGCAAATCGACCTATCAGGCGGTGCGCGATTTCCGCGAGGGCGCGCAGAAGCCGAATTCGCCAATTCAGCGCATCCCGACTTCGGTCGAGGCGGCGAATAACGTGCTCAACGATCTTGACGCGATCCAAAAGCGCGACGGAACGAACGCGAGCGTGAGCCCGGAAAGCCTGTCTGGCGCGGCGGGCAAAGACCCGCTCTACGCGCAGCTCAAGATCGATTGGATCAGGTACAACGAGGACATTGACGTTTTGACGCGCGGCACGCCGTCCGTCGGCATGGCGGAGCAAGCGATCAACACTCAGCCGCAAATCCCCTATTTCGGCAGCGTTTTCGGCTATCGCGCGGCGGTCAGGCGCGACATGGATCAGGCGCAGAGCCGGGTCCAACAGTTGCACGGGACGTGGGAGCAATATCAGACCGGCGACCCGATGCCCGGCTTCAATCCGCAAGCCGAGCGCGACATGGGCTCGATCAGCAAGCTCGATTTCACCACCGGCGCGAAACCGGGTCAGGTGATCACGCATCCCGACGGATCGAAGTGGCGCTACTTGGGCGCCAATCCTGAAAACCCCGGCGACATCGCGACCAATTGGAGGGTGGTGAGTGACTGACCGCGTTCCGACCGCCGACGAAGCGCAGAAATTCCAGCAATGGTACACCTCTGGCGCTTCGCCCAAAAGCGCCGGCGCCCCCGGCGAGGGCGGCGGGTGGATGGGCTCGATCGGCGCCGGCCTGAAGGGCGGCGCGAAAGAGCTTGCCGGCGACGTCGGCATTGCGCCGGAATGGTCGAAGTCCGAGGACAAGGATCACTCGACGGCGGAGTGGGTGGGGCGGCAGGCGGCCGATTGGGCGCCGGTCGTCGGCTTTGACGCGCTCGCGCCGGAGGTGGGGCTTGGCGCAACGGCGGCCCGGTATGCGCCGCGCGCGGCTCGGCTCGCCGAGAAGGGTCTGACCGGCCTTTACAAGGGCGCCGTCGGCGGCGCGGCGATGCAGCCGCAGGACGCGACGCGCGGCGGCGAGACGGGCGCCGAGGTTGGCGCGGCCACCGGCGCAGCGCGGGCCGGGTGGAGTATGCTTCCGGGGTGGGCCAAGGCTGGCGCAATCGCTGCGCCGGGCTCGCTTGCGGGAATGGCGTCGCTGGCGCATGAGATGGGCGGCGGCGGGCATTACATCTCGCCGTGGGCCGTGCATCACGTGATCAGCGCGCTTGGCGGCTTGGCGGGCGCGGCGGCGGCCGGTCCAGCGACGGCGGGCGCGGCAGGGTCCGCCATTCAGAATTGGATGGAGCCGGAAGATGGCAGTCAAGGAAACTGACCCGCTCAACATCAATCAGCGCCTCTACAAGCAGTTAGGCAAATTGCTTGACGACATGGAGAAGGGGGACGAGAACGAGACGATGACGATGCCGCAGCGCATTTCGGCGCTGATTGCGATCGGCCGCGTACAGAAGATGTTCGTGGATTTGCGCAAGGGAGAGTTTGATGTCGGCCGAGGAAGCGCCATCGACAGGTACGCCACCGCGTTCGCGCCCACCGATGCAGCTCGTCGGGGAACGAACGACGCCGGATCTTACTTCGGCGGCTCAAGCCGCGATGAGGATGACGTCCGAGACGAACTCGGCGACGCCTAAGCCGCCCGACCTTCAGACCGAGTTTGTCGCGAGGGGTGCGTGGAAAGCGGGCGTAATGGGCTCGCTCAACGTGTTATTCGTCATCCTCGCGGTCAGGGCGGTCCTCTTCCTCGCGGTTATCGGCGCGATCGTCCTCGCGCGTGCTGCGCTCGCCGCCGCGCCCGCCGTGCAGCAACCGGCGCTTGTGTTGCTCGCCGTGTACTGCGTCACGGTTGTCTGCCCGATCGTTTGGCTCAGCTCGCGGCGGTAAATGGGGTTTCTTGGTCATCAGTCTACCCTATAGGAAGCCCGCTGGCGGCCGTTTCGCGACTTCGCGCTATCCAAGCACCACCCAAGGCCAGTTTTCGTGCCCTGCCCCGGTCCCCGCTTCGGCATTCAGGTGGTTCACCGGATCAGACACCCGTCGGAAATAGCGGGCGGGGAGAAAATAGCACAATTCGACGTCCATCGGATCACCGCGATCCCACCGTCCGCCCGTCGCCACCGTCGCGTCAGGCGGCATTCGGCTAAGGGTTGTCACCCATAAACCATCCGGACAATCGACGGCGACGCCGAAATGGGCGCCGGCGTCCCGCGCGTTGAGGACGATCCGGTCGAGCTTTTGCTTGGCGATCATGTAGCCGCCGCGCTCGATGTACGAGCCCATGAAGGCGACCTTGCGGACCTTCACCTCGTAAAGCCGCGCGGGCTGGCGCACGGCTTCGAGCACGGCGTCATGCGCGGTCAGCGGCTCGGTCATCTTCAGCGACCAGCCGGCGCCCTTCAGCGTCAACAGCCTGAAAGCCACATTCCATTGCGTGAGAATGTTGTCCGGGCGTTCATAGATCGGTCGCATTCTTTGGCCCCACCAGCCACGACGGCGGCGTTTGTTGCAACCCGCCGCGATGGCGCCATAGGTGCAACGTGTAGGGATGGTGATTGACGTAATCGCCCTTAGCTGGATGGAATTGGATCACGGTTTCGTGATCCTCCCAAAACATCGCCTTGACGAAACACATTTCCGGCCAGTTGGGGCAACGCTTCGGCCCGCTCAGCGAGACGCTGACATGCTCCCAAAACTCCGCGTCGGGGTGCGTCCCGTCGCTGGCGATGATCCGCAAGTCAGGGCCGTTCGGCCCCGGAACGAGGAACGCGCCGTTCAAGCCGTGCTCGGGCGACGATCCCCACTCGCCCCACGTCACCCGCCAAGCCTCAAGTCCCGCGATCAGTTCTTTGCGCATTTGTCAACCACAGAGTAGGAACCATAATTACACGAATAATTTGCGATGGTTGACGCGGTTTCACGGTCAGTTGAGCAACCGCCCCCACAGGGGAACCGAACCACGCCTTGAAGGCCCCAGCGCCGCGCGACGAACAAAACGCGGACAGCCTACCTAGCCGGATGCCATCGCTCCCGCTGCCGGAACCAGACCCCCCGAGGGGCGTTCAGGTGTCCAATAATTCCAGAGCCGCGCCGCGCCAGTTGTCGGCGTCGGTGTCAACCTCGACCAGCGCGGAGCAATTGCCGTGCGTGTCGCGCTTGATTTCCCACATGCGGATCGTCTTGCCGCCTTTCTCGACCGCGACCGCCATGACGACTTCGCGCCGCTTCGGATGCTGTGCGATCGGATCGACGCGCGGCATGAAGTCGCCAGTCGCGATTTGCGCCTCTTGCTCCGGCGTGAATTCGCCGGGCTCGGCTTTGCGCATCCAACCCTCATGGATCAGCATGTAGCGGACGATTTGCTCGTCATGCAGGAGCGAGCGCAGCACCCGGAAGGTGATTTCCTTTTCGGTCGCGTCGCGCCACGGCGTCATCAAAAGGATGTCCTGCCCGTCCTCGCGGCGGACGAGATGGACGAACGGCGTCAGTTCCTCTTTGCCGCCGATCAGGATGTTGCGGATATGGTGCTCGCCAGCCTTCAACAGATCGTCGATTGTCAGTGTCATCGTCATTTCTCCACAAGCGCCGCAGCGCGGGACAGAAGGATGTCGGTCGCCGTGAGGCTCGCGACGCGGTTCATGAGCCGCTCGCGCAGCACTTCGATTTCCGGCGCCTCGACGGGCGCAGGCTTCGCCGGCGGCAACGCCACGACGATCCGCGTGCGCTTGTGCGCGGTGCGGACGTAGCCAGCGGCGAGCTTGGAATGGACGCTCACGCACTTGCCCATGCTGACGCGCAGGATTTGCCCATAGGGACAGCCCGCGACCGCTGGCGACGCCACAGCGACCGCGACCGCGACAAGGATTGCCTTTCTCATGCCTTGGCTTTCGTGATCGAGGCGAGCAACGCTCGCCCCTTGGGGGTTAGCGAGTACAGCTTCTCGCGCCGATTGAGGACGTTCTCTTTGCCCTCGATCAGCCCGGCGCCTTCCTCATAGTTCCGATCGCGCTCACCCATGTCAAGGAGATTGCGCGACATGGTGGTGGGCGACAGGCCCGCCCGGCGCGCGTACTCGCCGACGCTCAAGCCCTCCTTTTCGGCGACCAACAGGAACGCCTGAATGGTGCGCGCTGGCATGGTCGAGCGGATCGAGAACAGCGGATCGAGCAGCGCGAGGATTTGCCTGATCGTCGCCGCTTCGGTGTCCGACCGCGCGGCTCTGTCAATTGTTCGGCTTGTCATCGTGCTCCACTTTCTCATGTTCGCGTTCCTTGAGGACGGCTTCGCCCTTTGCTGTGAGTTTCCATGCGCCCTCGCCGACGTTGCGCACGTAGCCGCGCGAGCCGAGTTTCGAGAGCGTCGCGCCCGCGCCATCGGGCGATAGGCCAATCTTGACGTAAGCCTCTCGCAAAGCGGCGTTGACGTTGGGGACGCCGCTGGCGACGATCTGCAATCCGAGGAACGCGCCCGTTCCGGGCTTGGGCGGATAGAAGCGGCCCTTGTGTTTGCGTGGCGCAGCGATGTCGCGCGCCGCGACCAATTTCGCGATGGTCGATTGGCGGACGGGCCGCAGCTCAGCGTGCGCCTCGCTCACGCGCTCGATGCGCAAGTCGCTCACGCCAGCCTCGCCGCGACCGAGCGCCTTGGCGAGCAAGCTGACCAGAACCGAGCCTTGCTCGTTCTCCTGATCGATGGTCAGTGTGATCTTGAGGCTCATAGGTCCACGATCCCGAGGCGCTTGCCGTAGCGCGCCAGCACTTTGTTGACGGTGATGGTTTTCGGCGAAACCGTCTTGCCCGAAAACCAATTGCGCAGCGTCGAGACGCTGACGTTTGTATCGTTTGACACCTTGCGATATTCATCGCGATCGATGAGCGTTCGCATTTCGTCAATGACGGGTTTCTTCTCGACGAAGTTGTATGACTTCGCGAGGTTCAATGGTCCTTTTGGCACATCTAGCACTCTCTTCTCCGAATGTCGCTTATGGGCGAGAGTGTCAATATAAGCGACGGTCAGGGGTTGTCAAGTGCATCGCGCGACACTAGCTAATTGGCAACGGATCAACCTTGCGATGGCGCGAGGGATCAGGTTGCGAGGCAAAATGAAATACGAATGCACAGTGACGGCGCTGACCGCGCGGCCCGAACCGATGGTGCGCTACACATTCACGGTTGAGGCGGACACCGAAATTCAGGCGGCGATGGAGGCGGCGGCGGAGTGCGCGGCCAAGATTGACGGGACGCCGGGCTTTGTCGCGTCGCAAGAGGACGGGACATTCTTCGCCACCGTCGGGCGCCAGCATCCTTCCGAGACGGGACTGACGACGCATGGCTTCTCGATCAAGATCGAGGTGGAGGCGAAGCCGTGAGGCTCTTGTGGTTGCTGATCGGGATTGGGATCGGGCTCGCGTTCGGGCTCGGGCTCGGGCTCGGGCTCGTCATCGCCCCCGGAGGCCACGAGACTTGGATGGGAGCCGCGTTATGATCGATTTCATTCACGCGCCGGCGAACGAGCGCACCCTCGACCAGATTTACGTGTTTTGCTCGATCGAGGAAAACGGATTGCGCGGCATCGTCGCCGGCATGATCCCCGGTCTTGGGGCGACGCCGTTCGTCACCGGCTCGCCGATCGTGTTGGAGTACATGACCAAGATGGCGCCGATCATCGCCAAAAAGACTGGCAAGCGGATCGTCATGTACGCCTACACCCGCGCCGAGCAATTGGCCTCGTTCGATCCGTGATTATAGCATTTTATTTTTGTAAAATATTGAGAAAACGATCTGCGAAAATTATCAAGCTAAAGGGTTGACAGTCACCCTTATACCCGCCATGTTGCATTGGTCGCAATAACGCGACACTACCAACTTCAGAGAGTGCAGCAATGACATTTGTGGAAAACGATGTCCAGCTTCGCGAGTTCGAGGCGGACTACGAAAAGAAACTTGAGCGCGACGCGGAGGCGGCGCTTGACCGCATTCAGCGCGGCCAGACATGGCTCGACTGGCGCAAGGTGGCGGAGTTGTTCACCCACGGGCGCAAGCTCGCGATGCTCAACGGTCACGCCAACAAGCCGGAGGGCAAGGGCTACAACCTTTGCTTTTCGGCGTGGCTCGACGCGCACCCCAAGCTGCGATCCGTGGACAAGGCGACGCGCAATCACGCGATGCAGTGCATGGACAACATTGACGCGATCGAGGCGTGGCGCGCGACGCTGGCGGAAAACCAGCGGCAGACCATAAACCATCCGACAACCGTCTTGCGGCGGTTCAAGGCGGCCGATCGGGAAACCGCTGGCGGCGAGGCGGCGCCCAAAAAGCAAAGCGAGCGGGAAGCCTTGCGCGAGGCCAACGCCAACCTTGAGGGCGAAAACGCCAAGCTCAAGCGCACGATCGAGCAGAGCGGCGAAAACCTATTCTCGCTCAGCGACACGGCGCGCAACATGGCGATCGTTCTCGCCGGCAACCTCTCGACTGGCAAGCTCGGCGAGTTGGCGAAAGAGCTAAACGCCGCGCTGGCGAAGCGGCGCAAGCTCGAAGCCGAAAAGAAAAGGGCTGGCCCGCGCTCTTGACAATCACCGCCCGTCAACTAAATCAATTGACGGGCGGCGTTGCCCATTTAGACCGCAAACGGAGACAGTGCAACATGCGAGTAGACACAGACACATACCTTTGGGGCGTGGCGAAAATCGTCATCGACCACAAAGACGTTGGCTCGGAAAACCAGCGGACGCAGCTTCGTTTTTTTGACGAGCACGGCGAAGAGGCGACGGCGATAACGCTGTGCATTTGGGGCGTTGGCTCGATGGCCAGCCGCACCATGCCGAAAATCACCCTGATCGAGAACGGCGTCGAGCGTGAGCTTGCCCCGCTCGACGAGCCGCAGATCGTCCCGCTCAGCGACCTGATCGGCCCGAACCTCACGGAAAACGAATGATGAACGAATACACGTTCACGTTCGGGCGCGAAAACGAAGAGCGCAAAGAAACAATCGAAGCCGACAACTTCGAGGACGCGGCGGAAAAGGCTTGCGCGCTGTGCAAGCTCTGGCGCTGCAAAATCACCCATGTCGCTTGGTTCGAGGACAACCGGCGCCAACAAAGTATCGTGCAATACACTTGACACTATGCGAGTGTCACCTATATTGCATTACGCACGGCGGACTTAGATCGTGCAGGGCAGAGAGGCGACGGTCGCCAAACCTCTCGGCGGACTTAGAGCGACGACCGGCGCCCGCAGCGGTTTAATATCTGCGGGCGTTCCTCAAACCAAAGGCCAGACCAAGATGAAAACCGTGATGTACGCAATCATGCTGCTAACCCACAACGGCGCGACGCCGCAACAGTTGGCGGCAGAGCCCACGATGGAAAAATGTCAGGCGGACATTCGCCAGTTGGAAACGACCGGCATGGGCTTTTACGACGCCCACTCTGGCGTCTACTTCTGCAAACGCGTCGTCGAGAGGCTGAACCGATGACCGTGCTCACAAAAGCGCAGCGCGCCGCGTTGAAAAAGGTTTTCGACCGGCAAGCCCTTGTGCTGCGATGGAACGGGCGGACGTACTCGGCGGATCGATGGGCGAACCATTCGCCCGAACATGCGCCGATGACCTATCGCCAGTTCCGCAAGCTGGCGGTCGCCTCGTTCGATTGCGTCATGGTGCCATGGTGCGGAATGTGGCTCGGGATCGAAAAAGACGGCTACACACACTCTTGACGAATGGCGTCAAGTGATCTAGATGACACTGTACCGGGGCGACAATCGCCCCGGCGAACCAAACCAGAAAGCAACCCAATGCTAACCACTGTAGCAACAATCGAAGAATTATTCGACATGGCGGACGCCTTTGAAGATGCACTAGAGCAGTCCCCGGCAGCCACCATCACCCATCTGTCCTTGGAACTGACTAAGGCTAACATGGGTGCAGCCGCGCTACAGCGCCATATGCCGCGCTACTACCAGTGGACCGTCAACAAGGCCGGACGGTGGCTGCGCGACGCCGAACTGGTGCAAACGGGAACCGGCGCCCCTTGACGAAAACCGTCAATCGAATTATATAACACCTGTCGGCGCAATGTCGCGCCGGCAGAAAACCAAACCAGAAAGCAAAAACCACATGACACGTTTAGCATCACGTTTTGGTCGAGGCGCCCGCGACTTGCAGGCTCGCCCCGGCGAATGGCTGACCGAGGATGACATGCGCGCTTCGTTGCCGGCGATTTTCGCCGATGACAAGCACGACAGCCGCTCGGATCGGTACACCTATGTTTCGACGCTGGAATTGTTGCGCGGCCTCGCAAAGGAGGGCTTCAAACCCACCTTCGCCATTCAGGCCAACGCGCGCAACGCGGACATGCTCGGACACACGAAACACCTCATTCGCTTGCGGCGTGACTTTTCGCTGGCGAAGCCCGATGTCGCGGAAGTCGTCATGCTCAACTCGCATGGTGGACAGTCGTCGGCGCAGCTTTTCGGCGGGTGGTTCCGGTTCATGTGCATGAACGGAATGGTCGTCGGCGACACGCTCGGCGAGGTTCGCGTGCCGCACAAGGGCAACATCGTTGACGAGGTTGTCGAGGGCGCCTACTCGATCGTGGAAGGGCTGACGCATGTCGGCGACAGCGTGGACACGATGAAAGCCTTGGCGCTGGCGCCACGCGAGCAGGCGGCCCTTGCTGACGCGGCGCTGACCGTTCGGTTCGACCTTGAACCGGGCGAAAAAGCTCCGCTGGCGCCAGAGCAGTTACTACGCGCTCGCCGGTACAACGACAACGGCGCGGACCTTTGGTCAACCTTCAATCGCGTTCAGGAAAACGTAATGAAGGGTGGATTGCATGGCGTCACACGCGACGCCAACAATCGGCGCCGCAACATGACAACGCGCGAAATTCGAGGGATCGATCAAAATCTCTCGCTCAATCGCGCGCTGTGGACGCTGGCGCAAAGCATCGTTGATCTGAAGGGCGAAAAACCTTTGGACGCCGTAAATGCTAGCGGCGCCATCAAAGACGCGGAGTTTCGCGAAGTCGAGTGAAGTCGCCCCCCGGCTCGCAACGCTCGACTAGCGGAAAGGGCGGCGCCCGTTGCCAATCGGCGGGCGCCGCTTTTCGCATCTTGACACATGGGGCATTCGGTCACATATGCCAAAAGCACCGAAAAACCTTTGGAGAGTGAAAATGCACTTGGATATGGAAAGCCTAGAGCCGGAAAAAGCCGGCGAGGTTCTTGACGCACAGACAGAGCTAGAGGCGCTTGTCGATCGCGCGGGACTTGGCAATGTCGTTGAATGCCTCGCAATCATTTGCGAGGCGAAGGCAGAGCACATTCGCGAGAACTGGCAAGATGCGCGCAGCGCCAGCGTTTGGGAGCGTTGCGCACGGGCCATTGATCGTTGCGCCGCGCGCGTGCGGTTTCTTGGCTTGTAATATATTGTGATCTGTCATAGTGACCGATTGCGTTGACATGTACCGTTTGTGTGGTATCGTCGTCCTTGTCGGCGCCGATTGGCGGCGCCGCACTCGGAACCCAGACAGATGGCACATGTTAAAAAGGCCGCTCACATTCTCATCTTCGCCGTCACCGTTCACGCGTGGCACTTGGTGACGTCGGACAGAATGCTTGACGCTGCGGCCGATGTCGGACTGGACAAGGTTGCAACCATTGCGTTGCAGGCGGTCAAGCTCAGCGGAAAGGAGTGAGGGCGATGTTTGCACAGTGCAAAGACCCTATCGCCGCGTGGAACGGCGCCGCCGGTAACGACACATGGGGAGGCGCCTTCTGGCGCCTCATCAAATGGACGCTCTTTTCTCGCGACGATGCGGAGTGACCACGATGCAATGGCTTATCCTTTTCGCGTCCTACGGCGTCGCCGTCGCCAGCGTCCTAGCCTACGTGGTTTATGCGCCATGAGACTTGTACTTTTCCTTCTCGCACTATTCGCCGTGGTTCGCTCCATCTGTTATTTTGACGCGCGTTTCCCCGGCCGCTTAGCGCAATTCGGCATTGTGTTTCGACCGCTCGGCGAGCAATTGCGCGACATGGCAACCGGCCTTGCGGTTATCACCGTGTGGTTTGTTGTCGCGAGCGCGATCGTTCTACTCGGCGCCGTGCTCACGATAACGCAATTCATTATCGTGCTTTGCGCCATCGTGGTTTGCGTTGTCGTTTGGGTGCGCACGTGAGCGCATGGCGCGAA